TCAACATTATAAGAAACTCGTAAGCAAGCCTCTCTATCTATTGTCCCCGGTGGGTTGACCCTACCACTTTCGTAATCTATATCAACAAGTATAAATTTATCAGCAGCAGGCATTGTAAACGTGTCAACGACAACTTTAATGTTAATGGTGTTAGCCGCATCATTAGCTATTCCATTGTTTGAAAATTCAACGTATTTCACTAGTGGGTCTGCGTTCCAGTTTCCATCGCCAGGCTTTGTGTACCTAAAAATAACACTACTACCAGATCCAATTATAGATGAGACACCATTATGAACTCTAGCATTCTTAGCTGTTAAATCTAAACCTGAGTACTGATAAACACCACCACCGGCGTTGTAAGAAAGGTTGTTCATTGTTGAGTTAACAAATTGATCTGCAGGTATAGTGTCTCCACTAGTACCTACTAATTGAGTACCTAAAATAATCTGAAAGTCGCTTGAGTCAGCTGTTGTGTCCCAATTCGTACCAGCGCCGTTAATTTGACTTGTTGGTGAGGGTTGAATGTATATTTTACGAACTATAGCTGGGGTTCCGGTTGTTTCAGTGTTAGCGTTACCTAGCCCTTGAACTGAAAATTCTTTTTCATCTAAGTTAGATAAGCTCGTTGAGACGCCTTTCACGGTGCTAAACCACTTACCCTCTTTGTCTTTGTACTCTAAGTTATCAACTTGTTGCAAGTCAGTAATAATTGATTCTGTAAACCAACCTTGTTTAGACGTTAAGTTATAGTACTCTTTGTCCGTGTAGTTGGTACCACTGGAATTCACGGTTGTAAATTGTGTTATCCTAGAACGCGTACCCTCATAGTTTAAAGTGTTAAAACTTTTAACGGAACCTGGTTGATCATTAAAGATCAAGGTTACATCAGAGTAGCTCTGCACCCCATAAAAATTATTAGATAAAGCGTTAGTGTGGTGTTGCCACATAGAACCATCATTCCAAGTGTAGTACTCGTTGTTCATACTAATACCTTGTTCTGGGCCAAAAGACCTAAAGCTAACCCAACCTTTAGCTTGTTCGTTATAGCTTATAGTTGTTTTAGTTGAATTATACTGAGCTTTAATAACTTTTTTACCTAGAGTTATGTTGTACTCCCCTTTCCTATCATCAAAAGTACCTGTTAGATCAGACAAGCCCTGTAGGTTGTCATTAAAGTAGTCTTTCATGCCTAAGGCTGATATACTTGTAATAGCACTACCTCTCAATACTAGTATCTCCCCTCTCATTTGATCAGCCCAGTATATAGAGTTAGATGTAACTGCCATAGATTCTGGGTTTGTTGATATGCCAAAATCACCTTGTATTGGAGTTGCTTGACCTATAACAGAGTTACTAGCGGTTACATTGCTCGACCCATCAGCGTTGTAAAGCGCGTCTTTATCTGTTAGTAGCCTTAAAACTTTGTCCTCACAAAAAGCAAGCGTGTCAGTATTTCTTGATACTAACTTTTGTAGTGTACCATAACTAGGGTTTAAATCCTTGGTTATAGGTTCTGCTTGTATAAACTGGTTTAAATTATTAACACCACTAGTTGAGTTGAATATACCAGACCATATTAAACCACTAGATCTATGCTCTTCTGCATAAGGCTCTGCTAGTACAGTCGATGCTTTAACACCGTTAGTAAGTTGAGGAGCGTTATAATCATCTCTAATTCTATCTGATTCTATTCCGTTACCAAACTGCCAGCAATTAAAATAACCCAAAGCCGTTTTATGTTGGTGTGGCGCTCTCCATGGTTGGAATGCTCCATTTGACAAGTTAGTAGGCGCACTACCCGTTTGCAAAATTAAATAATTATCTCCAATAGCGTAATCACCTGAAGCTTTGTTTATGTTTACGGTTATTCTACTACCGTCATATCTCTCTATGTGTATGTATGCACTACCGTCACCCTCTACATCGGCCACTAGAGCGGGTGATATAGTTATCTTCGTATGCGCGTCACTACCAGTAGAATTAACAGCCATTACTTTGTAATGTATCTTGTTTCCTGAGCTATCCTTGTGGGTGCTGTTACTAGTGTCCCTGACATTAAATGTGGAGAAAAGCGGCACAAGTAACTCGTTGTTTACATGAGTTACATCTAGTGGCATACTACCACTTGCCTCGTAGTATATATCTAAGCCGATATCTTCTTTGGGCTCTGTCTCCCATATAGCTGGTTCTTTAGTAGATAAAGAATCACCAGTGTTACCACCCATGCCAAGCTCTAGCTGTAATATATCTATCTCGCTACCCTCAAACTTCCCATCATGCCTATATGCGCTTAGCGGGTCCCACAACATCCAATCTACGGGGCCACCACCATCTAATTTTTCAAAAGTAATATTAAAACCTTGACGCTTACATGCACTAGAACTAGTGCCACAATGATCTTGGCCAGACTTTCTGTAGTTGTAACCCTGAGAATAACCACCGTACCCAATAGTTACATAAGCGCACTGGTTAGGGTCATCTCTAAATCTCCATATAGTTCCAGACGTTGTCATGGTGCTTCTAAACTGATTCATAGTAGTGCTAGAATCAGAACTCCATTGTCTAGCCATAAAATATATTCTAGAATAACTAGACGCGTGCCTCATACCACCGTGACCAGGTCCACAACCTCCTGAGTGACTACTGTGAACACCGTTGTCTCTATTAGTGTGCCATCTGTGTGAACCAGTACCCCAATTCTCGTGGTTTACCGAAGCAACGGCATCTATCATCCAGCGGCTCGACGATGGATTAAACCACCAGTCTTTAGTTCTTGTCCAAGCCTCAGTATAACCTTGTCGGTTACTACTACCAAAACCAAAACCACTACCACTATGCTGCCATGTGTAACCACCACTACTAGAGTTAGTGTAATATTGAGGTGTGTGACTTGGAGTTGTGTTTGTTGAGTTGGAAGGATGCCTTATAGAGCTACCACTAGTATAACCACCCACAATAAAACCCATAGGATAAGAAGCTATTATAGTCATGTTGTTGGTGGCGTCTACTTCTTTCATTATTGCTTTCTGTAGCAACAGGTCCTTATATACTTTAACGAAGAACCTACCGTCAAACTCTGGTTTATTCTTAACTATATCTTGTCTTAGTTCTAACTTGTAACTTGGAGAACCGCCAATTACAGCGGCCGCATCTGCTGTGTCACCAAAAGGTTCTCCTAATTTTATAGACTTATCACCAGTGGCTGTTAATGTTTTTATAGATACAATATCAACCCACTTGGAAGCGCAAATATCAGTACCAACAGTACCTGTTATTCTGCAGAAAAAAGCACCTGGTCCACCCTTAGCATAAACATCTTCCATCCATTTAGAGCCAAAAGCTGAATCCCAAGCGCCAGTTGTAGTGGTGTCGTTTATTATTATATTGGTTAGTGTAGCTAGAGAAGACCCAGTTTGTTCACTTGTAACGCAAGATCCGTGTGATTTTTTATCTGTCTTAACGAAAAGTGGAGCATCTGGAACAACAGCTATAACCTTATACCTACCTTCTTCTAAAACAGGTTTATTGCTATCGTGTTCGTTTTTTAATATTAAATATGTATCTGCATCAACTTTGTTTCTTTCCGCAGAGGGAAACGACAGCCAAACATTACCGTCCTCAGCATCGTACCACCTATCCATAGCTAAGTTATAATATTCGTTAGAAGTTTCTTTTATATAATATTTCATGTACTTAGCCCAAGCCGGAGGTATACTAGGATACTTTAATTGCGCAGTTATCCTATTACAGTGCACCGACCATTTTTTATCAAGCGTTATACTACTACCTTCTTTAGGTACCATAACAGGAGACTCTCTGCCAGCGTCATCACTAAAAACAACTCCTACTTGATATGTTCTTAGTGTCTTAGCGGAGGGCTCCGGTATATCCAAGCCATATTCACTAACACTTTTTCTCTGGTTTAAAACACCTACCTTTATGTCAATATTAGATGTTATATCATAGTTTTGAGTGTAGTTACCGAATACCAACCTATTAGAGGTCATCTCTTGAGTTAAAGCTTTTCTCGGGACATTATCCCAAGGCCTTAACATTTGGTTAGACGGTACGACAGCATGTATCATTTCTGAAGTTAGAGTGTATTCACCTCTATTATAGTTACTAGCGGTTCTATCTGGCCATTCTGGAGCTCCATCTTTTCTAGTTAATTCTTTAACAGTGTAGACATTAGTGCTCCCCTCTTCCTTATATAGTAAGTCTACTTGTACCACGTCAGCTGGTACTAAAGCAAATTCATGAAAATAGTTTTTAAGCCTTAATGTTTTTAGTTTGTTCCTCATACCTAGATTATAGCCTTTTTTAGCTAGATAATCAAAATCTCCAGGTATAAAAGCTACGGAGGTCCAAGGCGCAAAAGTGGAATACTCACCATCTTGGTATTTCCACCTGTACGAAAACCTTGGAAACTTAAATTCAAACAAAGAACTCTTGTCTTCTAAGCGACATAACCAAATCTCAGTAGCATCGGGAACGTACTTATCAACAGCATTTATTTGTAAGTCGTATGGACCTGCGCTACCACCATTGTTTGGAGCACCATTAGGTGCGTCTGTTACAGTGGCTCTAACTAAAGCATCATCATCTTCCCACTGAGAAGGACTTGATGTGAGGTCGTTTGTAAATATAATAACATCCCCTATTCTAAAATCAACGGGGTCAGCGAAATAAAAGTTAGAAATATTTGTGCCGCCCGCTAAGGCTTCTCCACTACTATCTGTCCACTTAACAGCTAACGTGCCACCTCCAGAGGCTCCTGTTTCAGAAAACACTAAGTTTGGAGATGGAGTAGGATTACTAGATGTCGACGATGGTTGTCTATCTAGATACGTCTGCATCATCTCTAGCTCTAAGGGAAATTTAGGGTTTTGCTTTATAACGGTACAGTTTACAAAAGAAGCATAAAAAGGTCTGTAACCATTTCTCTGCATAGCAACTTGATGACCAGCTCCAAACTCATCTGACACAACTAGTCTAGTGTGAAAATCAGCATTGTTGTCACTTATGTTCATTACAGTTGAGGCGTTTACATTACCAGAGTTACTAGCGTGACTACCTAACTGAGAATCGTTCCAACCAGTAGTTTGCGCCGTACCACCCGTACCGAGTAAGCTTCTTTTTATGTTTATTTTTTTAGGCTCATTGTTACCGTCGGTCCAAAATATCATACCATCAAGATGGTTTATAGAATTTATCTTTATAAGTCGGTCAAACTGTAGAACTCTTTCGTTAAACGGAGATTGAAAGGTTATATACGTGCCAGCTGATATTGGTATATAAGAACCTCCCGATCCATTGTCCCATTGATAATCGTGGTAGATCTTCCAACTATTAGTGCCTTTTACTATATCTGTTACAACCACATTGTCAGCTGTGGTTAAAAACAGTGATCCAAGTAGTCCAGAGATATGCATACCAACTCTTACGCCGGTGTTGTTTGTTGCAGAGCCATTGTCGGATATAGTAAAGAATTTATCAGCAGCACTTGAGTTGGTAACACTTTGCGCTATTTTAGCATTGTATATGTCTACAAAAACATAATTAGACGTTTTTGATATAGTGTCAAACTCTATTATGTAATCTTTTTTAACAAAAGGACTGTAACCATAAGTACCACCACCACTAACAAAGTAGTATATAAGATCTTTTTCAGGAAGAGGTAGTACGCCAACGCAGTTGCTATGGTTAATAGGAACTATACCGTTTGTAACCTCGGTATTACCCATAGTGCTTTGTAGTGCACCAACGTCATCACCGTCAGAGGTTCCAATTTGAATATTGTTAGCGTCACGATATTGACCAGAAGGTAAAATCCTCTCGTCCATATCCTTATTCATCTTTCCTCCAGAAAAGTTCCTTTTAAATTCAGCCATGTTTTATTTTAGTGTTTGATCCATTTAGATTTACCTCTCATTATCTGAGTGATTTCTTCTATTTTAATTTCTGATAATCTTATCTTTGCTTTTCTAGTTTCAGCGAATCTTTCTTTTTTTAACAAAGCAACCATGCTAGGGTTAGCATCTGCCTTTGATTGCATTAAACCGTAAAGAACGTGCTTTATTAAAGCTTCTTGTGCAAACTTGTGAACGATGAAATCTTTTTCAACATGTATTTCATTTTGCCAAGGATCAGATGGAGTAGCACCTACGTTTTCAACCCCATCATTTAAGTAAGCAACGCCATCGCTGATATACTTAAAGGTTACAGTTTTTCCAGCGCAATTACTACTAAAATGAATTCTTCCTTTATGGTAGTCTATATAAAAAGAACCATTAACATTCATTGATTTTGGTTCACCGCCAAATAGTTGGCCGTTAGCACCCTGTATTATATCATTGTCATCTATGTTTACCGCGTTAACAGAGGAGTTTGGAGTGTTGCCGTGATAATCAAACCAAGTGTTTGAATCACTAGCATGAGTAGTGTTACTGTTACTATCAAACTGCAAGAAGTAATTACTATCTTGATTATAAGGTTTTGGATTACTAGTTAGTATTGCTGGGTACAAAATGTGTTCTATACCATAACTATCTTTCCATGTAACCTTAGTGTAACCCACATAATCGTGAGGTAGTGCCATAACTAAAGATGGTGGTATTTCAATTTCAACACTTCTAGTGGATCTAAATGTATCAAAACTTAACTCTTGTAAAGCTCTGTTAGCATGATACTTTATATTCCTAAGTCTAACACCATTTAGCATCATACCTTCACCACCATAGTTAGCTAGTATATCGTTTACAACATCACCAACTTTAATAAATTGATAATTACCATATTGTCTATCATCACCTGATAATTGAGTACCGTCTTTACCCTCGTAATACTGTTCGTGTGTTAGTGTGATTAAGTTATCTGCCATTTATTTATTTTTTTTGTGTGTCGTTTTGCGCTTCTTCAGCTGAAGCTAATGATACTAAACCTGGTTTGTTTATTACTATACCTGCTAGTTCTAATATTTTTATAACTAAAACTGTCTCTTCTGATCTATGTAAGTTAAAATCAACAGAGTTACTAGCATCGTATAAGGCTTTTTCATTAACAACTACGTAACCCCACTTGACCTCTCTAGGTACTTCTGTTAAAACTTCTATTTTTAAACCACTAGTTAAAGGTGTTTGACCAGTGCTTTCTCTGTATAGCGAAAAAGTACCGTCAGTGTTCTCTGTGTAGTAATACTCTGCCGTGTCGTTAGAACTCCACCTGGAAGAATTTCTAGCAGTATATAACTCTTGCAATGCTGGTAAAGCATAGTACTCTATTCTTTTTAACGGTATAGCTGCACCACCCGTTCCAGAGTAATACATTCTACCAGTTTTATAAATTGTTGAGGATAGTACGGGCATTGAAAATGACCCGTTTGTAGCACTGTATGTCAGAGCGACATCAGCACCTTGATATATACTTATTTTTTCCCTAAGCATGTTAACAGCATCTCCAAAGTCAGGTTCTAACGGGTTGTTAGCTCCAGGAGACTGTTGAGGTTCTTGCCTTTTACTTAACTGCGCCATAGCGGCTAGGTCATAAAAGTATTGATCAAACACGTCTAATTGAGCTTGATTAGCTAGTAGGTTAAACTCTTGTGGAGTGATATAACCTCTTTGCTCCTTGTTAGCAAGCGCGAGTACTCTTTGGTACACCGTGTCTATGCTTATTGTTGTTTGTCCTGCTATTACTAGTGCCATATTTTCTTTTTAAATTTATAAGGAAATAACTTGTTTAAACTTTCTCTTCTTGTCTCACAACCACAATCAAAACCGTTCATCATCCAGTCCATCAGCAGGTTTAATCTCAAAACAAACACTAATTTGAATATAGTATCTCCAAAACCTTTTGACGGAAAGTCCCAGTGCTCATATATATGTGCATTTGCCACCAAGCCTGGTGATTTAATTCCCTTTCTAACCCACTCTTGTAAAAGTGGATCCCATACTAGTTTTTTTGATTTAGCCATATATTTATTTTTGTAGTTTACGATCGCCCCGAGGAGCGACCGCATCTACAAGGTTTTTACTTCATTTGTTTTTCAGCCATGTTCAACACTTCCATTCCTTCATCGGTTTTAAACCACACAGCTAAAGCTGAGTAAGGGTGTTCGTTGAAACCAACATTCATTAGTTTTCTACCATTAGAAGCCCAAGTGAAAGTTCTCTGGTCGTGTGATAGTTTTATTATTCCTAACTCCACGGCTTTAATACCTACATTTCTTAAGTGTATATTCTCATCTGCACATAGATCTAAGAACAAACTTGGGTTACTCTTAGCAAATATAAGTATATCTCGTTTAAGCTCCTTAGAAGTCATCTTAGACACCGCAGATCCGTTCTGAACTCTCATGATAGCTTCTACTTTGTCTATAGATAATTCTCTAGCTAAAATCATAGCATCTAACTCTTCGTTTAATACCTCTAAGTGACTAGCAGCTCTTACTTGTGGCTTAACTTCGTACCAAAGCTTGTTGACTCTTGGGTGATATATACTCATGAACTTTTGAAAATTCACTTTTGACTTAGGTATGTGTAGCGTTCCATTTCTAAACATTATCCTTCCAGGTCTAATCTCACCTTTGAACTCATCTACAAAAGGCGTGTTTTGATTTTGTGTTAACTGAATCTCTCTTTCGTGACCCTTATCTTTATCAAAATAAAAGATCTTGCTTGATTTAACACCATAAGTTAAAGGTGATGAACCATCTTTGAGAAGATAAATCCTATCTTTGATCTCCCAATCGTTTATAATTTCTTTTTTTGGTTCTACTCTTAGTGGTTTTACAGGTTTTTCCATTACTGGAGTTTCTACCACTACCTGCTCGTATTTGTGCTCATCTCCAGGGTCTGCCTGTGGTGAGACTTTAATTTGTTTTTTTGCCATAATATAATATAATATAAGTTAATAATAAAAATAAAAGGACCGAGGCCGAAGCCCCGGTTCTTTTAAAAGATAATGTTTATCCTTTCATCAATACAAAGTTATTTGCACCTTGAACAACTAAACATCTTTCAGATAAGAAATGCATTTCCATCGCATCTAAATCAGAAGTAGTAGCACCAACTGAACCGGTAGTCCAAGTTTTGTACTTTCTGCTCTCTAATTGAGAAGCTCTATAACGTACATGTAAGAAAGGTCTCTTAAGATTCTTTCCTAATGATTGGTCATATACAGAAGAAACTCCAGCAGGAATCATAACACCATGAATAGCGTTAGTACCGTCAGTAGCATTAATTAACCCTCTAGTTGACTTGTCATTTAAGTATTTGAAATCAGACTTGTAGAAGTCATAAGAACCTCTTCTGAAACCAGTGAAACCTAAGTTTAATGCCATGTCAGCTTCGTTGTTGAATACCCCGTAAGAAGTACCAGTCGCGTAGTTACCATTTAAACCTGCAAGCATATCATCAATGTTTAATGAAGTAGCTCTATCTAAGAACATCATGTTCTCTTCAATCGCACCATTAGCATCAAGCTCATCTATGATATCGTCAAACTCCTGTAACGTTGCAGTGTTATCAAGTGTAGTAGAGATATTACCTCTAGTCTCTAAAGCCTCAAACAAACCTTCAGTACCTGTAATAGCACCTCCATTTGTACCAGCACTTGTTGGCGCTGTTCCAGCTCCAGTTACTGATTCCATCATTGCCATTTCTAAGTAGTCAGAAAAACGAGCTTTAGTATCACCTGAAGCTTTCAAGTACCATAAGTAACCTGATTGTCCTTCTTCACCAGAAACCTCAACCCATCCAATTGCAGATGCATCAGATCCTGATACCTCGTACTTATCTTTTAAGATAATTGGTTTGTTGCTTCTAGATTTGAAACCTGGAGCGTTAGCGCCAGTTCTACCAGTTGTAGCTTTAGAATATTCAGATCCAAAAACTAATACGGATACATCACCTCCAGTTGCCATCTCACCAGCACTACCACCTACAGCATTAGCACCATCGTAACGCTTAGCTTGAACTACACCTGCAGCTGTTACGCCTTCAACGTACATTCTTGCTGTTGCATCAGCATCTGATACTAAAAGCATATCACCTGGACGAATACCGTGAGCCGTTCCAGCTACTACAGTTCCATCTACATCAGTAGTGTTTCCAGCAAAAGTAAGGTCTGCATCTTTTACACCACCTGATCCTTGCGTTATGTTTACCAATTTGTATGATAAATGTAATCTACCTTGCTCTGTCCAAATAACTTGGTCAGAACTCATAGACTCTTCAGCTCCTACTTGTGAAAGAAATCCTGAGATTGTTCTGTTTCCGAACACCTCTGCTTCTTTCTCCATAAGATCTGGTAAATATTGTTGTGCCCAGTCATTAGTTCCATTTGTGAAATCTAAATAAGCTGAGGCCAACGCTTGTTTTTTCGGTGCTGGAGTATATCCAGCAGCCGGTACACCCGATACTGCCATATTTTAATATGTTTTAATTTTAGAAGATAAACTATTTATCTTCGTTTTTTTACTCTTAGCTTCATATCATTAGCGTTATCTCCTAGAACTTTAAACTTAACACCGTTGTCACCTTCATAAACTTTATGAGATGCTCTTGAAGTGTTTATATTCTTGGAATCGGCAACAGTTTGCTTTATTGCATCTGTTTTGCCTTGCTCGTAAAAATGTTTAGCTACTGCGTCAGGATTCATAGCTGTGAATAATCCTTTGTGATAACCCGCAGCGTCTTCCATTAATGCTTTATCGTTTAGAAACTTTCCAACGAAATTATTAATGTCTAACTGCTTGTCTTGCACACCCTCAACATCCTGAATATTGTAAGTCATTTTTTGATCACCGATGTTAAATTCAAATCCATCAAAGTTTTTGTTAAATACTTTTTTAGTTTTGTCTTGGAACGTTGATTGTTGTAACTTTATTATATCCGTGTTCTGCTTATTCTCCTGATTGTACTTGTTTGCGAAATCAATTGCTTCTTTTTGCTCACTCGTAAGCTTTGAACCAGCTTTGATCTCTTCGTAATATTTAGATTTTGACTCTTCTAAGTGAGTTCTAGCCTCAGCAACTTGCTCTTTTAAGGCTAGTTTTTTCCTCATTACTTCTTTCTCATCATCAATCTCTTCGTCAAACGAAAAGTTATCCTCTAATAAAAAGTTTATTTCTTTACCGTTAAGATGCGGTTTTGTTGTTTTATAGTAATCAGCTAAAACCTCAGAATCATCCATATCCTTGATATCTGTATTTAGCTTTACATAGTCGTTTAAATCTCCACCAGTGTCTTGCATGAAGTCCATTAACTTCTGAACATTCTCAGGTATGTCAACTATCTCTTCTTGTGCTTCAACTTCCTCGTGTACTTCTTCTTGTTCTTGTGGGGCATTGGCATCTTCATCGACTCCAACCACTCCCTCGTCGACAACGTTATCGTCTGTAGCTTCTGGTGTTTCTGTGGTTTCATTTTCTTGTGGGGTTTTTGGTGGTGGCGTTAAATCAATTTTTCTGTCACCATCTTCGTTGTATACTGGTTCTTGTTGTGTAGTTTCTTCTACAGGATCTTGTGTAGCATCCTCGGCTACTTCTTTGTTTTCTTCCATGATAAAATAATATTAAATAATTAGTTACTAGTTAATCCAGCAACACCCATTCCACCTTTTATATTGTCGTTACTTGACTCAAAGTTTTTAGGTTCTGCTTTCATTTTCTCTCTATTGTCCTTGCGATCATCTTTTTCCGTCTCTTTAGATGCCGCAGCTTGGTTTTCCATTTGCCTTAACTTCATGTTAATTTCAAACTCATGGTCCATTAGCTTCATTTTCATAGCTGCTTCCTTTTCCATGTATTGTATTTTCAATCCGTTCTTTTGTTCTTCAGCTTTCATCTCAGACTCCATTTTAGCTTGTGTAGCTTGTGTTTGAGCTTGCGCTGCTGCTTGTGCTGTTTGTTGTTGAGACTCGCCTTGAGCTTTAATATTTTGCTCTGACATAGCTTGTTCTCTTTCTAATTTCTTTTTCTTCTTGTACTTTATAAGCTGGTTTGCCATTTTTAAATTCCTAACAGCTCTAATATCAATAGCATCGTCTACATCTAAACTTTTCTGTTGTATAGCCATTTGGATATTGTTTTCGAGTATCTGCTTCTCTTCGTCATCCGGCATTAAATCTATAAATATACCAAAATCATAAAGATGTAGCTCTGACATTTCACCTAGCGTAGCAACATTATGTGCTCCTATTTGTTGTATGAAAGCATCTTTAGTTGGTGAATATTCTAATATATCTGATATCCTTAACGATAACTGCTCTGCTGTTTCCACTGTTAAAAACAAACTAGCATCCAATATGTGTCTTGTTGCTACGTTTGAATTTGCCGCAGCCATTTTCTGTATACCAACTAGTGATCTAGAATCTGGCGTTGAAGCATCTCTAGCCTCGTTAAGACCAGTCACATCTCTAATCATCTGTAGATAGTAGTTATAGTTACCTATAAGCGCTTGTAATTTATTACCTGCACCAGCTCCATTTGAAATTTCTTGTATAGGTATTTTACCTGGGTTTTGATCACCATCCTGAGTGAATGATCTACCAACCACAGATCCTGTTTGAAAGAACATGTTTAAAGCTTCTTGAGCATTGTAGTTTGTCCCATTACCTAAGTCAACCTCTGCTAAACCATCTATATCTAAATATACACCGTCTGGAACCATTCTAGATAGTACCTGTTGGAGTTTAAGGTGAGTTAGTTGTATCATGTCAGCAAAGCTAGTTATCCTGCTTACAATTGATTCTATCTTACCGTTGTACATTTTAGGCGCAACTATAGAATAGTTCATTTTAACTTTGTTAAAATCACTCTTAGTTCTCATTACATTATCAGACTTCTGCCACTTCAATAGTATGTCGGTACCCAACACTAAAGCGCCTTCAAATAAACATTCTACTGTTCTCTGTAGTTTAGAGTAGTCACTAGCATCTTTAGGCGGCATAAAGCTATCATCTCTAGATATAGCTTTGTCAGCACCTGATTTTGATTTCTTAACTTTATAAACGTCATTCATATACGTTTTATAATTAAAGTAAAGTACAGCTACTTTATTCCTATCACTATCGTTTAATACATTAGAAGATCGGTTAGAGTGTTTCTTGTGTATAGCCTCTAGTTGCATCTCGTTTAAATGAGGAAACTCTTTGGCTAACTCATTTATAGGTATATGCTTAACTTCTCCAACATAATATATATCTTCAAAGTAAGGTGAATCTGTGTGTGAATAAACTAAGTTTGCTGGATCAACATATTCTCCCTTTGCTCCCTCAGAGAAATTAAATGTTGTTTTTGTAGCTCCTATACCTAGCACTGTAAGATCTTCTAACACTCTTCTTCTTGTTAAGTCATATTTACAACCATCCATCAAAGTGTTTATAGCCG